ATTGTGTTCATAGTGTTTTTTTATTGATTTGCAAGTGTATAACAAACCTTGTAACAAAACTAATTAATAAATAATTAAATTTGTCGAATTAAAACAAATCACATGAGAAGCGATTGGAACGACTACAACCAACAAATCGATGAGCAACTAGCAAAAGGGCAAACTAACTGGTCCAAACTAGCAAGAGATATTATCGGAGATGTAAAAGGATTAGATGCTTTTAGAACTTATATCTCAAGACGAGCCAGAAGAAAAGACGAAACCAGTATAGTAGACGAAACCTTACATCGAGGAAATTTAAAGGATGATACTTGGAAGGTTGCCTGGGTTAAGAATAAGGTAACTGGAGTATCCGCTCTAGTAAGTAACCCAGACTATGCAAACAATGGGATTGATTATGATTTGATTCGTGATGATATGGTAGAGGAGTTCAAAAATCTCTCGCCAATCGTTAAGCCATACAAGCGAAATAAAACAAAAGATGGTCATTGTTTAATTTTAGACATTGCCGATCTTCATATTGGTAAACTATCAACCTCAAATGGGGTTGGGTCAAATGAAGAATACAATGTTGACATCGCAATAAAACGAGCTTTAGAAAGCGCTGAGTCTTTAATGAATAAGTCCTCAGCTTGGAATATTGACCAGATTTATTTTATCATTGGAAACGATGTACTCCATACAGATAACACCACAGGAAGTACAACAAAAGGAACTCAACAGGATACAGATGGCATGTGGTATGATAATTTTAAGATTGCAAGGTCTGTTTATTCTCACATAATTAAAAAGCTTTCTATAGTAGCTCCTGTTCACGTTATCCATTGCCCTTCAAATCACGACCAAATGACTGGATTTATGTTGGCGGATGCTGTTAGTTGCTATTTCCATAACGATAAGAATATAACTTTTGATATTAGTGCAATACATAGAAAGTATGTTAAGTATGGTAAAAACCTTCTTAACTTTTCACATGGAGATGGTGCTAAAATTGACAAAATACCTTATTTAGCAGCGCATGAAGCTCCTCAACTTTGGGCAGACACTACTTATCGTTATGCTTTTATGCACCATATCCATCACAAGCAGTATTACAAGTTCATGTCTGGAGCTGACTTCATAGGAATGACAGTTGAGTATTTACGCTCACCTTCTGGAGCAGACAAATGGCACTCCGACAAAGGCTATGTTGGTTCAAAGATTTCAATTGAGGCATTCATCCACCACCCAAATGAAGGACAAGTTGCAAGGCTAACTCATAACTTTTAAAAAGGTACCCCATTTTTATCATTGTTCTATAAATTTAAATGTTTGCTTCTCCCAATGTAGAGCGATAAATTTGTCTTTTTCTCCGCCTCTGTTTTTGCTAACCTTCAAAACATTGTGTGGTTCTTCCTCTGGGTCATATAGAAATAGTATCACATCTGCGTTGTGTTCCAGCCCTGAGCTTTCTCTTATCATATGATTGAATGGCTCGTTCTTACCATCGTGTTCCCTATTCATCTGGGTTAAGCCTATTACTGAAATTTTAAATTCTCTAGCAACTTCTTTTAAAACTCTTGAAATTTCATTGACTTGCTGCTCTCTATTTGCTTTGTTGTTTGTATTGTTAACGATTTGAATGTAATCCACAATTACTAATCTAGTGCCGTGTGTTCTTATTCGTTTCTTTATTTTGAACTTTAAATCTGTAAGGTTTTTAATTGTCGAATCATCAACAAATAATGGAGCTTCATTAATCATGTCAAGTGCGTTAAAATACATTTGTCTTTGCTCGTTGTCTACTCCGTTCCTGTCTAAAGATTCATGCTTTACTCCAGACATATTAGATGCCGCTCTAAGTAATACTTCTTTTCTGGTCATTTCAATAGTTATAAAATGAGTTGGAGAATCTACCAAAGCTGAGGAAATTGCGAAGGATGTACTCAAAGCAGACTTACCACCTCCAGAAGCAGCTCCCAAAATTATCAATTGCCCTTCCTTCCATCCACTCGTTAAATCGTTTAGTTTTTGAATACCTGTATTTACGCCTCGAATTGATTTGTCTGAAAGTAATAATTCGTCATTGTCTAGTTTCATTTGCTCTAGAGTATCTAGCATTGATTCCTCTTTGACATTGAAAATCTTACTATCTAAGTCAACTAAAAGGCTCTCAATGTTTTCCCTTTCTTCAACTATATCAATGTCTTGGTTTCTGCCAATGTTCAGCATCTTCTCTCCTAATATTTGGTATTGTAGCCTCGCATAATCTTGCTGCAATATCTTAACCCATACCTGCAAATTTCCGATTCCGAAAATGTCTTGGCTAATATTAGACACTTCAACTGGAGTTATTGCGCTGTAAGGTTTGCCCATACTTTGAAGCTCCTTAAATAAGGTTAAAACATCAACAGCCTTATCTGCATTGTAAAGTTTAATAATTGCCTCAGAAATTAGCTTTCCGTTAAACGATGGGAATATTTCTGGAGTGATTTCGTCTAGTACTTCTTCGATGTAGTTTGCGCCACCCATCAAAGCGCCTAGTATATTCTTTTCTAATTCTGTAACTGCTTTACTCATAAGTTATTTTTGTTTTTGATTCAACATTATGCCATTCCATATCTTTTAAATAATTCTCAGCTTTCTTTCCTTGTAGTTCTTTAGGGTATTCTTTGATGAATGTTGGAGCGTAATCAATTGCCATTCTCATATCTTCAACCGTTAACCTTCCAAACTCTTGCATCGCTCCATTTGTTTTGCAACTTCTTAAATTAGTTTGTTGAAACTCAAATAATAAATTTGACAACCCCCCAGCTTTCTCTTTCTCTTTCTCTTTCTCTTCTCCTTTCTCTTCTAGTTCCTTGGGGTTAGTCGGTGGGGCAGTCCCTGGGGCAGCCCCTAGGGTATCGTTAGCAGCTCTCTCCCAACCTTTTACGCTTGATTCTATTTGATGTCTTTGGCTTTCATAACAAAGGTTTACAATAAAATTTAAATCCTTTGGGCTTTCACCTAAAAACTGTTTATTGATTATTGACATCAAAAAATTAACCCTATCCGAATCATTTTGAAGCTCATTTAAAACGTCAAAATATGACCGCAAAAAATTAAATCCTTTTCTTTTAGTGAGCTTTTTCATATTTTTAAAATAAAAAACCCTTATTCAGCTTCTGAGATTGCGCCTCGTCCACCAAATAAGGGTTAAATAAAAATATTTTTTGATTAGCGCAATTAATCATAAACCAAAAGTACTCTAAAAAGGCAATGAATCGCCTAAATCTTCAATTTTATTTTGAGGCTTATTATTATCCTCTCCGCTTTTCTCAAACTTTACAATCCTCTTTACAGATTTTGCAGCAATTTTTGTATAGTATTTATCCTCGTGCTTGTCTGTTTTAATCTTACCTTCCACACTTACTATGTCGCCTTTTTTAAGGTGCTTTAATTCCCTCCAAATAGCTACGTTATGCCATTCGGTCTTCTCTTGCCATTCGTCCTTTAAATCCTTGTAGCTTTCTGATGTTGCTACAGAGAAATTAGTCACGAATTTGTCGCCTACTTTTTTTGTTTCTGGGTCTTTACCCATTCTTCCTACTAAATAAACTGAGTTTACCATAATTAAATATTTGAAATTATTATTATTAAAATTGTTGAGATTACCATTAATACAATACCGAACGCAAACATTCTCAACTGCTTGTATTTATTCGGCTTTTCTTCTGTAAAGCTTTCGGAGAGATTATGAAGCTGCTCCCTTGAAAGCCTTTTTAACATCATTAGAGATTCTATTTTCGTTCTCATTATTAAAATAAACTTGAGAAGGATTCAAAATCTTCCAACATTTCTTCCTGGACATTTCTAAGAAGAAGCATATTTTTAACTCTCTCCTCTTCGCCTGTGTATTTTGGGTATCGAAGAATAAACTCGTTTGATATTCTTATGAAAGGTATGTTAGCTTTTGCCATCAATACCCTGCTCTTTAAATTGTCTGCCTTTGATAAATTCATTTTTTCGTTTTAATTGTTTCTATTTATTTTGATAATTTCTATTTCACTAAATGGAATTGTTTTATTAAACATTATCATTCCGTGAAGAGCTGTAATGTATAAGCCTAAACTCATAACTGAAAATTCAAGAGGTCGTTCATTCCTTACCTTAAAGTCATCAAATGAACAATAAACTAATTTATTATCAACTACTTTAAAAAAACACCCTTCTGTCTTTATTACTACTCCGTTTTTAAAATCTGTTTCTTCCATAAGTCAAATGTACATTAAAGAAATGGATAAATGTATACTTTTAGAAAAATAAATAAATAAAAAACCCACCTTATTAGGATGGGTCTAGTTAATTTAACAATTCAAAATGTTTTACGGCTAACTTATATTTCCTTAGCCAGTATGATTGTCCTTCTTTTGAAGTATCCCACCACCCAAAGCGGAGGATGGCGTCTGGACCATCCTCTACTTCTCCGTTGACAAACTCTGAAAGTTCCTCGTCTCCTATTTGACTAATAACATTATCTCCAAGTCCCTCCTCGACACTATTTAATGCCGCTCTAATTTCTTTAACTGTCATTTCAATTTCCCTTCGTTTTCCATTTTAGCGAGCTGCCGAGTTGCCCATTCAATGGTATTTGCTTTTGTTAATTTCCCTTCGTTATTTCGTGTAAATAGCTTCTTAATAGACTCATGGTCTTCTGAGAATATTTTTACTTGTGCTGTAAATGTTTTTTTGTTTTTCATTTGTTTTTATTGTTTTTAATCTTCGCCTAATGTTTCTAATACTTTGAGTAAGCTAAATAATTGTATTTGTTTCGATTGTAATTTAATAAGGTCAGTTTTATTTTGTGTATATTTGCAGGTTTTCTCTTGTTCTTTAATTTGAGCCTGCCTATTTACGATGTAATGTATTAATCTTTCTCTTTCATTTAGTTCTGGTGCTTTCGTTTTCATAATTCTGTAAGTTTTTGAAGTTCGGAACCTGCTAATTTTACACGTTCTAGTAAAAATTCTTTATCTTCTTGTGGTACAACAAATTCAAATTTATTTAAATTATTGTACTTAGAACCATCTGGAATATATGGGAGCTGATGTAATGGGCTTTCAACAATAAAACGATACTTCCATTGATCTGCACCATCATAATCCCCTGCAAGTTCTTGGATTTCCTTAAGCTCCTCTAGTGTTGGCATATATGCAATAGCCTCGGCATTTGGGACGTTATTTATTATTGCGTTACTAACCAACTGCCAATATTCAGACTTGAACTCTAGTTTAAATCTTTCTGCATCTTGTGCATTAATCATGTTAGAATAATTGCAAAACTTCTCAGGTTCGAAACATTTAATGTCTGAAATCTTAACACCCTCAACTATTAAGTCAGCTGAGCCAGATAAATAGTCGTTGTAAATAACAGATTCATTTGCCATGATTTTATATTCTATTCCTGTAAATTGACTAAATACATATTGCTCTAGGAATAATCCCCATTGAGCAGAACTACCACTCTTCCCAAGGTCTAAAGAACGACCCAACATTCTCTCGTTTGCTTTGTTTCTAATATAAGTGGTTGCTCCTACACTAAACAAACTACCCTTGCTTCTTGGTTTATCCATCAACAAACTTATTTTACTGGATGTGAACCTTCCTATCCTTGCTGAATTTTCTACTATACTTCCCATCTTAAAGTTTATTTAAGTAGTTATATACTTTTGTATAGCTTGAAGATTCATCCTCAATTAACACCCTTTCTATTCCTTCGTTATGACCTTCAGCAACCAGACCCTTTTTCCTTGTATATAAAGCCTCTAAAACTTTTTTTGTTATGGATATACCAGATTTGATTCGAACGCCTCCTACGACCTCTCCTTTCATCTTTACATCGCTTTTAATGTAAAGCTCTACTTTGATACTGTTCCAGTCTTGCACGAAAACTGAACCTGTAATTTTACTAAGGACTTTTGAATTAGTTGCATTTAATACAAGGGGCTTTATATCCTCAACAAAATAGGCTATATTGAAATTTCCTTTTCTCCCTGCAACCGCAGTTCCGATTTCCTGCCTTACATTTTTAATTGTAAAACATAGGTCTTTCCCTTCCTCAGTGAAATCCTCTAAATCTGCGATACCTAAATGGTCGCTTTTAAATACTTTTCGGTAATGTGTTTTATCGCTCATATTATTTTTTTAATGAGCAACAAATGTATAATAATATTTGTAATAAATACTATATAAAGATATTATTTGTTTACTTTGTTTTCAATCTTATCTAATCGGCTGTTAATAGACTTAACATAGGCTTCAATTGAGGAAAGTTTTTGGAGTGTTAGGTCTTTGTTTTGCGTGCTTTCGTGTTTAAACTCGCTTAAATCCTTAACCTTTTGCTGAATAACTGCATCGCCTTTGTCGTTATGAGAGATTTTACTTTCCACTACTAACATCCTCTCGGCAAGCCCCAAAAACCCGTCTTGATTATTCTTAACCATTCCCTCCATTCTCACAAATCCAACTACCGAAGTTAAAAGTATTGTCCCTATTGCAATAAAAAATTGCCATGTACTAAGTATAAAATCCATTTTAATTCTTTAGAAACAAAATTAATAAAACAAGCAAACTAAAATGCTGTATTTAATTTTATTTTATCTATTGTTATTTGTTCCGTTACAGCTCCCTTACTTTCAACAACTTCTTTTTTGTCATCAGCTAAATAAAAGCCAACTCTATCATCTTTTAATGTGCAAGGAACTGGAGATATACTCATTTCGTTGTCATCTTTAAACGCCCCTATGTCTTTTGTCCAAAATATCATAATATTTATTTAATGAGTAACCCATGCTCCAGGTAAAGTAAAATTGTTTAACGTGCCATTGTTTCCATTTCCACCGCTATCTATTGCTATTGGGTCTGAGCCGCTTTCATCCATTCTCCAGTATGCCGTGGGGCTTGGTATTATATCTGATGCTAAAGCTCCGTTTCCACTATTATATAAATCAGCTGCATTTGTGGCGGTTGCCCCTGTTCCATTCCAGATGGCAACTTCATCTAATAAGCCATCCCATTGAAATCCAGAATACCCAGATAACGAATCAAGGGCAAGGGTATTTGAGTTTGCTACAGCACTACCCGCTGCCGTACCGTTTAAATATAGAGTTATATTCCCAGATATTCTTGATACAACTACATTATACCACGTATTAATTGACATTGGCGGCACTGTAAATACTATTCTATCAGGAGGCAAACCGCCAGTGCCCGTTTGAAGTCTTATCTGTGTTGATGAAATAGCAAACAAATAATTAGTAACACTACCGCTGTTTGTTATCCAAATCTTAAAAACCGCATCAAATTTAATCCATTGAGAAATAGTAAAATCTGTAGATGTTGAAAATGTTATTTTCGGAAACTGAACATAATCATCAACCCCATCAAACTGCAAAGCATTACCAAACGCAAAAGGGATGGTAACCCCACCGCTTCCAACTACACCCATTTTACATCCTATCATGACAATCCACCTGTTAAAATCCAAGAATTACTATCTACTTTTTTAAGTACTGCACAAGCACCTACCTTTGAAAGTGCAACAGCTGCATCAGCCGAGATAATTGTTTGCCCTCCCGATGCTGTTATTGTAATTGAATTACTGCCCGAGTCAAAATACCAATAAAATTCTATTTCTCCTCCTACTGGAAAAGCTGTATTACTTGAAGCATCTACTCCAATAACTACTGCGGTTGTGATGTCTAGTTTGCATCCTTTGTTTAATTCTGTGGCGCTTACTGTAAACGAAGCCGTTTTGTTTATTACTGGCCTATAAGCTGCAATTGAACCTGCAACCGTTGAGCCTGTGAATGTCTTATCTCCTCCGATACTTTGATTTGTAGTTAAGTCTACTAAATTACTTAAATCTTGATCGCCTGTATTTGTTCCACTTGTATTTGCTAACCTTGTGGAAGATGCCGAATCAAAAGAGATTTTTGCAGTATTTGCGGCAACTGATGTATTTAAACTTACCCTCGATTCTGTGTAATATAAGTTACTGCTTCCCTCATTGATATTGTCAGTATCTAAAACAACTACTCCTGTTTGAGAATTTACTGAGTCAACAGGTGCAGATGGTAAGGCTACGTTTTCCCAATAGGAGCTAGTACTATTCCAAGATAAAACATCGTTATCCTGTGCGCTAGTTATTAATACATCATGCAATTCGTCTAATTCATAACCATTTTGAGGATGCGAAAAAATAGAACCTTCTGTTGCGTGACTTCTTACGCAATAACCGACAGTAACTAAATGCAATGGCGTTACTGGTTTTACATTTGTAATTCCTCCAGAGCTTCCCAAATAAAGAACATCGCCCTCAGTAAATGAACTTGTATTAAGGTCACGAACTAGACCCGCTAGTGTCGCAAAGCCTTGTTGATTGTTCAATACATCTTGTGTCATGATGCCTAGTATAGTTGCACTTGTTGTGTCGCTAGTATTATCAGCCAAAGCAGCCGTTAATCTTTGACCACTTGCCCCAGTTACACGAACAACTTTACCATTCAGTAATGTTGATCCAGTCTTATTTAATACTCTCGCTACGGTTTCTTGCCCCAGCTGAATAGTTACACCATTTAACGGCATGTCTAGTGTAAAATCTGTTGCATTCCATGTTAGGCTCGTATCTGTTCCAAAGACAATACTACTCACACTCCCATCCGTCAAAAAGGTATTTACTAAGGCATCTGTATAGAATGTTTTCAACTCCCAATCTGAAGCAGTTGTGCCATCATTTAATGTAAGCTGATACACTCCCAAAGTATCTAATGTAATAACTAGCATCCCTACATAATTGTATAAAGGATTTAGAGCAATTAAGGCAGCCGCATTAGCAACTCGAACTCTAGTATCTAAAGGTTCGGCTTTCCTGCATTCTATATCATCGTTTAAAAAAATCGCCATTTTATTTGTTTTATTATTGTGAAATTGTTAATTCAAAAGCCCCCATCGAACTTAGATAATTCTGTCTATAAGATTTATATACGTCTATTAATTCGTAGTTAAATAATCCATTGCCCTGTAATAGTGTTGAGGTATTTAATGAGTCATTATCCACCGCCCAATTTACATAAGTATTTGTCGAGGCAAACCAAACTTCTGTCGACTCTAATTGATTCGGAGAAAACTGCATAATTGCCTGTAAAGTTAATGGAGTTCCTGCTTCTATTATTGATTTTGTCAATGTGGTGTTTGTAGCAATTAAGCCCCAATAAAAACTGCTATCAACTGGCACTAATGGAACTACTTTATAAGCAATGTCATCTGTATCAATTGCCGATGTAGTATCTAAATTCCATTGCGCATAAGGTTTAGACTCAAACTGTCCAATCGATTTTGGTAATTCTATTGCCGCTTGATTCAATCCGTAGTACCTTTCCAATGAACCTTGAACCGTATTAGCTAACTGAATGAAAGAGTTTTGAACCCTATACATCTCATCTTTTGAAACTGCACTTTCTCCTGGGTCTGTTACTCCTGCATTATTTAGGTGTCTGAATATAATTGGGTAAGCTCGGTAAGCCATAAAATAGATTGTCAAGTCTAAAATATAAGCATCAAAGAAATTTTTAATAGTTGTATTTGGGAATGTATCATTTTCGATAAACGGAGCTAAATAAGCCATGTTAGCATAACCAATAAAAGGTGTCACGTCTAAATCAACTGCGACTTTTTCGTATGCCTGAACACGTTTCCAATCACCAAAGTAATTGACTCTTTTTTTGAATGCTGCTTCGCTTACAAAGTTCTTCATGACTTGTGATTTTTGTAATATGTTTTATCTAGCATTGATAAAGTACGCCCCTTATTAATATTTGTCATTCCTAATTCTATACCCATAAAATTTGCGTCAATATTAATCTGCCTTTTATTGTAGTAAGGAAATTGAACTCTACTTAAATAATGCTTTGCCAATCTAACATAAGATTCAGCAATCCATCTATAATGGTCTCTGTTTAGCTTTGTGTCGTTTGCTACTATATCGACTTGGTGACTCATTCCGATAGTTGTATTTGAGTTGTTCGGCTCTGTCATATTAGACAACGCTTGCCATGCAATTATCGGCTGTAGATAGTCCTCTATTAAAGTCTTGTAATCGCCAGATACATTTTTGGCTACTATCAACTCTCCCAAGTATTCAGATAACGTGATTCCTATTAATGGAATTGTCAAACCTGCTTGGGCTTGATATATACCAACCCTCATAGCCTCATCGTTCAGGGTATCCGCTGTCCCTGTGATTTTCTTTATCTTATTTGCTGAGATTAGAAATATCATTTTTTTACTTTAGGGTTTTTACGAAGTGCTTGAGGTAATTCTTGTTGCATTTGTGGGTCACCTTGCATTATTGCAGTCGTTTTTGGAAGCGGTCCAGCATAACCTTTGCGCTTTCGTAGTGATGCAATCCAATGATGTCTACAATTATAACTTCCTTTCCATTCAAATATAGAATAATCTCCAAATGGTCTGTTTGCTTCTTTGTTTGTTAGTGAATTAATGTCCTCAATTCTAAAAACTTTCTTTTTGTGGGTTGTTTTCATCAGAGTGCAGAAGGTCCTTGAGGTTGCAATCGGAGGTGGACCACCATAAGAGAACCTTATAATGTAGTCATCTGTATCTAACCTTGATTTTCGCCTTGCATCAGTACCCTTTAAGTCTTTGTTTAGTATCTTTTTTTCTGTAGGAGTAGCTAATTCGTGTAAAACACTTTCACCTGTCTCCATATTTACGGATTCCACAAGCTCCCATTCGTTCAAATCTTCAATTAAATCAAAGTCGACCATCTCGAAAAGGTCTAATACTTCCAAATCTGTAGAAAGTTGCTCGTCTTTAAAGCTTTCTTTTCCGCCTGTGTTCTCTTCAATGATTACAGTTTCATCGCTTGGCTTTAATTTTACTATATCTCTAACCTCGTCTGGAGTCATTGCATCAAGTACTTTTGTAGCTACTAGAGGAGATAACGTTCCTAGTGTAGAAGCAACGTCATTTGTAACCTCTTCGCCTTCTTCATTGACAACCTGAGACAATCCTTCGAAATCTGGAGAGTAAGGCACGAAAGTAACATACTCATGTGGCACATTTCCAATCTCTAATATATCATTAATTCCAAATTCAATCTGTCTTCTATATCCTTCGATTACCGTTTCGTTTAAAAGGTTAAAAGCATTTTTCAACTCGTCTGCATTATTACCCAATCCAGTATCGCTTTTTATTCCAAACAACATTGGCGAAGTTACCCTGTGTCCTGTCATTATTTTAAGCGCACTTTCAGACGTTAAAAACTCATACTGTTTATCTAGGTCTGAAATTGGCGCAGATAATAACTCGGCTGCGTGTTCCTTATCTTGGTTAAACGTAACTATTAAACGTCCTGCGTTGCTTGAACCGCTCCATTTATCATTGGCACTTTGTTCTATCTTTTTTCGTGTAGGCTCGTCTGGAATACCATTGTTAAAATTTATGATTGAACTTGCTGCAAAACCATTTTTAATATTTGAATTGTGAAAATTAGCGATTTCAATTTCCAAATCTACATACTGAATGCAGCCCATGTAATCTGGTAGGCTATAATGTAAAGCGCCTAATACATAAGGTTGGTACAAAAATATTTGTGGTTGGTCCCTTTCACTTAATCCCATTTTAGGGAAATGCTTTGGCATAAATTGTTTCTTCCTGAAACTAGACCAATTGTCAGAATACCAGTATCCATTCATTTCTGAGTCTAGTCGAATATTTGAAACTGGCAAATGCTTAACCTTTACAATTTGAGTTCCTGCCCTATTCCAAATACATTGAAATGAATATCTGTTAAATAGTTTTAAATCTAAAGCTGTCCTTCTTAAATCTTCATCAGAAAACAACTCCGAACCTACCCCTGCCAAACCATTTCCAAAGATATAATCACTCATTCCACGAATGACGGCATGATGTGTAGTTGATCCTTTGAATAATGCAATTAAATAATCGTTGTAATCAAAGCCTTCATCAGTTTTAAGTTCAATGTACTTGCCTTTTGAGTTCTCAACAGCTTCTGCCTTCTTGTATGTTTCGCCCAAAAACATCATACTATTTGTTATTTCTTTACTCTTCATAGGTCTTGTCTATAATTGATGATTCATAGTAAGTTTTTGCAACTGACTCACTAGAACGAATATTAAATGTAGTTACAATTACAGCACTTCGTGATATGACACAAGTATATTGAGAAGACGGTAACAGTAAGCTGCTTACATTAAAGCTAAAAAGCCTTTCTGTAGCTGTTGCAGGATAAGATAAGAGTGTATAAGTTTGGTCATTCTCTCTCGGTTTAAATTCAATACTATATTGACTAAGCAAATCTGCAGTTTCTCCATATTGGAAAAGGTTTATCGCTAACACATTATTAGATAAAAACATTCTCCAAATATACGCATAAAAAAAAAGCCCCTACAATATGCAAGGGCTTTCATTATTTATGAGGTAAAAGACTTTAAACCGCTGACACTATTGTCACGTTTGATATAGATAAAAAGTCAGTAACGGTTGGAGCAAGTGCTGGCTCTTGTGAGATAAAAGCAAGGGCAGCCCCTACTCTATCACCAAGGGCGATTCCTGTTCCTGCAGTTCCACCTGCAACCAATCCATTCTGGATAGCCACTTGGTAAAATGTACCGCTTTGTGTTTCGATTACTACATGAGGAGTTCCAACAACTAATAAGTGTAGCTCATTTAAGTCCTCTTGAGTTAACCCATTCAAAATGGAAGTTACGGTACCCTCATAAAAAGTAGTACCGTTTTCAAGAGAAGTATTAATGGTTTGGTCAAATCCAGAAGTTCCACGAGGCATCACATATTTGTAAAATGTGATGGCTGCATAATCTGTAATCGCACCAGTTGCACTTCTAGTTACTGTTGAGTTCAAAGTAGCATCGTAATTAGTGAAATACATATTTTTCACTCCTCCAGTCGTATCTCTACAAGTGAGGTCTTTTCCTTTCGTTAAGTTACAAGGCATTTTCTTTGAATTTTAAAGTTAAACTGTAAATGTTCCCCAAGTTATGTTTGTAGGATTCGTCACGATTGTATCGGCTTGGAATCTTAAAACATATCTAAAGTTTTGACTTCCATCTGTAGGAGTCATATCAATAATTCTAGCTTCGTTATTGTCTGCTAAAAGATTACAACCGAAATGAAGATCACCTTTTTTAGCTCCAACCATAGTAGTAGAAGTAAGTCCTGGAGTAGGAATCAAAGGAATACCATTAAAGTTCATAGGCTTTCTATCAACTGTAACTGTTCCACCATAAGAACCACCAGCATTAACACCTAAAGCTAATTGATACATTTGGTCTACTAGCATTGGCACATAGATAGCAAAGCCATCTTCTTCACCCAAAGTTGAATAAACTGCAGGGTCAACTGCTGTCATCATTGCTTGAAGTGCATCAATAACATTGTCCTTAGTTATAACTGCTCCGAATACTACATCTGGAGTTGCAGTTTTAGCTGCTGAGATTGCTTTGATAAGTCCATCAAATTCACCTGCAGTAACGGAGTCACCATTCCATACTAGATTTTCAATTGAGCCGCTAGTTTTTTTACCTAATTTCTCAAGCATCCAATCAGCCATTTCTGCCGGAGGGGCTTGGTCAAGAATTAAAGCTCTTCTGTTTGCTTGTTCCCAAGTTTTAGTCCAATTTTCCTTACAATCTTGTAGATTAATTTGTAACGCTTTCAAATCCAAAACACCTTCTGAATAATTAACGTCTCCTGATGATGTGAAGTCACAAGTTGCGTCAGCTATTAATGTTCCACCTGCATCGAGGTTCCTTACTACCAATTTACCTTCTACATATTCATGTACGGTAATGTTTGGGTTTGCTAGAGTTGGTCCTGCTAACGTTGCCGCTGCTACATAACCTTCTGCTGTTTGACCTACATAAGAGGTCGTGATGTTTGTTGCCATTTTTTAAATGTTTTTATTTATTATTTAGAATATCGAGCCAAAACCGCTTCCGAGCGACCTTTTGCCGTACCCATATCGAATACTATTTTTTCTTTATTACTTTGTCCGTCTGCACTTGGTTTGATTTCCTCAACTACTGGTGCCTTTAATGCCTCAATAGAACTAGAATGAGCGCTCAACTCAGCTTCATAGCTTTCATTTGCGGTTCTTAATGATTCATTGACACTTTTCAGCTCAGTATTTTGACTTTTCAAATCTTCTGTTTCCGAGTTCATACCTTCTAGTATCTTTTTCAAACCTTCCAAGATTACCTCTTGAGATTTTTTATACTCTGAAAATTCTTTTTCAGTAATTAAGCTTTCATCTACATCCTCTGCAGGTGTGATTGAAGCTAAAATACCTTCTTCTTCTACAACAATAATTGTAGCATCTTCTGTTTCGTATGTTCCAACTGGTGCTGCCATTTTCTCTCCATCTACTTCTATGTAGATTGGTTCGCCAACATTGAAATCCTCTGCATCAGAAGATAACGTTTTGCCATCAGTTGTAATTGCTACTGCGAAGTTGTCACCCTCTGGCGTTTCTTCGAATTTTTTTAATAAGTCTGTGAAAACTCCCATTTTTTCTAAATTTATTTGTGTACTTAATATTTCTATGCTAAAACCTTTAAACTCTCCTGACTTTACAGCCTCCCAAACCTCATCATTTTGAACCTTAAAAACTCCGTACCAACTACCCTTTGGTAATTCTACTTCTGGTTGGTAAGATTTATATGTGTCTACTTCTGAATCGTTCACTATCCAGGATTGAACCATTGTTACTCCTTTTATTGGGCTTAAATGATGTGCAGTTGCAGATGACTGTCTGCCTTCTTGCAAGTATAATTCTGATGCTTGTTTGATTGTTGAGGGCTTAAAGAAAACATGGAAAGGTTCACCGTTTTGTTTTTCTCTATAGATTAATTTATTAGGAACTAGAATAGGACCCGCAATTAATCTCTGGTCTTCATCTATCTCTGCAAATTTCAAAGGTGTTTGATTATTAAAGTGCATAAAATCTTGCTCGATTGCAGGTTTATCTACTAAACTAATAGCAAACACTCCATCTCCGTTCTCTTCATTTATGATTAACTCAATGATTTCCATTTGACAAATGTAGGTATTTTATAATTAAGGTATTTTAAGCCTGTTTTACTATCCTAAAATTGCTCTCCGTTCCAATCTTCTATTAGCTTCAACATTACTTGATACATCGCTTTCTAAAACCCACGCCCTAGGTGTTTCTTGTAGTATCCCAAACCCTGCTAAATTATCTACTGCAGGAACTGGAGCTGCATCGCCTCCGCTTTGTTCAGTTGCAGAACTAGAACTAGGTAAACTTGGCATTTGCGGTTTCGTAACCGAGCTTGTTTTGCTTGCACTCTTGATTTTACTAATCTGAACTATACCAGTTGCTACAATTGCTGCAGTTTGAACGGCTGCTAATATAACTCCAGGAATACCCATAGATGCATAACCAGACCATGTTCCCATAATTGCTTGAGCTGTGTCAATAGTGACCTGTGCAATAGCTATTCCTTTCTGTAGTTTTGTGTTTTCTCCTGCAAATAGGGTGAGTATATCAAGCGTAGCACTTGCTGCATTAAATGAATCATTTACATCTTGCTGATGTTTAGCTTTTTTTCTTTTAGTATCTTTCTTTGCCCTATCTGATTCCCCCGCCCAATAATCTAAGTCTAATTGTTCCTTATTACTTATTCTTAGTGCTTCCGCTGCAGCAATATCATCTTTCTTTGCATTTAAATCATCTAGTATTGCCTTTTCAAATTCTAGCTTTTCCGTTTCGTTTTCAATGAATAAATCTAGTTGTTGCCTTCTTAGTTCTGCTTCTTGTTCAGCTGCTAGGATTTCCAGTTCCATATCTGAAAGCCCTATTTCTTGCAGTACTAACATAGCATCAGACTGTTCTTTTAATAGCGCATTTTTATTTGTTTGCTGCTCAGATGAGAATCCTGCGTTTGCTGCTTCAACTGCAAATAGTTCTGTTTCTAAAACATAAATTTCGTCTAGTCTTTCTTGTGTGATATTTAAAGCATCGTTCTCAGCTCTTATAGCTGCTATTCTTCCCTTAATGTTTTCCTGTTCATCTGCTAGTTGTTTCTCTAATACCCTTCCTAATTGCTCATTTGCTCTAATCCTATCACCAATCCCTTTCGTTACATCGTCCCTTATTTGTCTTTGAAGTTCTGCATCTCTATCTGCAGCTTCCCGAATCCTTGTTTGTTGGTTTTCGAGCGATGCCATTGCTTTCTCTTGCTCAACTATTGCCGCAGCGTTTTCGAGAGTTGACTTAGTGTATTCGGTTACTGATTCAACTAGGTTCTTAGCTCCGTCAACTATTTTATCAAAACTACCATCAACTCCTGTCATTACATCGGTAAACTCCTTACCTGCCTCCTTAGCTGATTCCATGGCGCCTTCAAAATCACCCTCGAAAACTTTTTTAATCGCAGTTGCAAGAAACCCCAAGGTGTCTAAAGCACTATTAAATCGCTCTATTATATTATCTTTTATGGCTTTTCCAAAATCCTTTAATGCTTTTTGTGGGTCATTAAATATCTTCTTAAAGTAACCTGTAATTGGTCCGATGTTATCTGATATAAAACCGAATAAGTCATTGAATGCAATACCTAAAGCAGTCGTTGCTGTATTCATTGCATCCATCACCTTTTGGTTTCCTGTGAATGCTTCTTTTAAAATATCAAAAGCTATTGATATTAACCCAATTATTCCTGCAGCTTTAACTAAACCACCAATCGAAACCCCTATTTTCTTAACTCCTTTTGCAGATTTCTTTGCGCTTCCTCCGATGCCCTCTAAATCCTTTGCGGTATCCTTTGATGTCTTTCCTAAATCTTCGGTTGCTCCTGTTAATTTTTCGGTATCAGTTACAGCTTCACCTGTATCTACATCGTATTTTATTTTGATTGTTTTGCCCATCTCTTTACTTTTGTTTTAAGGTTTTCCTGTTTCCACATTTTAGGTATGGAAAAAACTAATTCATTCATGCCTAAAGCGATTGCCATCATTTCTGTATTAGCTTCCTTTTTAGGAACTGCTTTGAAATTATTAATCACATCTATAATCATGCTTCAAATTTACGATTTTAATAATAAATTAATTCGTTAACAATAAGACCACCCATCCGCTAATCTAGCTGCAACATTTGAAGGGCTAACATAAGCAGAAGTCTCCCCTTCTTTTTCCATACATACCCAGTTTGTAGCTGAGTCGTAAGTGTAGCCAGTAGGTTGTCCTTTAACCCCTACGATTTGTTCACCTGAGTAACACCTAAACTGCCCTGCATAAAGACCATCAACATCAATAGGTGAAGCATACCAAAGACCATTTACAGCATCGCAGCAATCTTTAGTTCCAAATGATAATGTTGGTAATGGGTCATAAAAAGTAAACTCAAAAACACCATCGGTTAGTCCTGTTTTTGCCATGTCACAATTATAAGCTGCAAAGTTATTTACATCAAAATCAACTAACTTTATCAACTCCAATTTACTTAATCCGTTCGTGTTTTGTGGAGTGTTTATTTTGTTTATTCTATACCAAGCATTTTTTATAAATATCTTGGTGTTTAATTTAATTGCAGAATCCTCTGGGTTCAAATTAAATTTAGCTGTAAACATTTTCGCATTGTCCGAATAAACTTCATTAAACCATGGGTACCAATACTCATTGAATAAACTATTATATGCGATATTCTTAAATAGGTTTACTGGACTTCTTCCTACTATATGATTAAACACATTACCGAATAAATTAAACTCTAATGTCTTTGTACTATTTGTTAATGGGATGTTTTTATAAGGGCTTAGAATGTTCATTGTGCTGTTTGCCTTAAATGTAGAAGAACCAACATCTAGTATTTGCACATCTGGAGATGTAGCATAACTTACCTTGTACCCCATTATGTGCGCCCCATCAATTGCCTTTGGTATTCCGTCCTCAAGTTCATATCTTTGGGGATAAAACACCTCACCCTTTCCTGCTTGTTGTAATACTGGAGCTATCCAAGGGACTTTTAATGTCTTGTCTTTTTCTAGCCAATCTGTATTGTTCGGATTGAATGAGCCACTATTTGGAGGTACTTCTCTCTCGCTAATTGTTCTTTCGATTAATGCATCAGGGCTTTTCTTGTATTCAAATTCCATTGATTTACTTCTTGATTTAATATTATTACCTATCAAACCCCCTTTGTCAATCTTCTCAGTCCAATCAACTTCATCACCCCCTGCCAACCATTCCTTAAATGGTTCAATCTTAAAAGTATTACTATCTACTTTATCCCATACTAGATTGAACATTGTAGTCAGTCCTGAAAGTAGCTCCTGTTGTTTCAGTTTAATGCCATACATTGACTCGTTTCGCACTTGGTCTACTATGCTCACATTCGCTATTTTAACAGTCTTAAAACTAAAACCTAGTAGTATTTGACCTAGTGTTGAGATACTAGAAAAATTACCTAAATTAATAGTAAAAGCAAATGATACATTTTTAATGCAATACACAGTCATTTTAAAAGTTTCTTGAGCTATATAAATTGTTCCTGATTGCGTAAACCTTACTGATGTTTGTGGCGCTCCTACTATATTAATATTTGCAGTTGCTCCATTTGTGTCCGTTGGTATTACCGATAACTTAGCATTCTGAGAACCCCAAGGACTTACATTTGTATTTATAAGAAAATTAAAATCAAACGTAATTAATCCAGTTTCTATTGGTGTGTACAATCCTGTAGTTTGGTCAAAAGCTGAGTCAGGGTCATCTACATTCATTGGAATATTTTTCCAAGTAAAGCTATGACTATTGTATGGAGAAACATTTGATTGTATATCTGGGAGTGTCACCCCCCCCCCAAATAAGTTTCCCGCAGAAACATAAGAATAAGCCTCCGCCACAATTGAGAGTTCTTTGTTTGGTGCCAAACCTAAATACAAGTCGGTAAACTCAGTAGTACTTAAAAAAGTGCTTTCGTATTCATATCCCGCCTCTTTCATTATTTGGTCAAACAAAGTCTTAACCTTCATGCTTGGTCTGAATGCTTGATAATTTAGCGTGTTGGTAATAAATTGGGCAATATTTGGGTCTATTGTTTCCGTTCCATAAGTTTCTACTGGATAGTATAAATCTGGAATTGTGTTCCCTGCCATATTAACTAAGCCACCAGTCCAAGAGGCTTCAATATTTGCAACTGTATTTTTATGGTCGTATGTGTCCCAAAAATCTGCAGACAAATCCGAGAGTAGTTTATCCTGCATTGACTCCCATAAGGTTGTCGCCTCTCCGTATATGGTTACATTATAAACCAAGTTTAATTGGTCTATGGTATTAAGAAGCATTGAGCCAGATACTATCACATTTCCTGTAGTGTTTGAGATTGTAACGTAACTCCTTTTGTATTGGTTAAAATAATCTGCAGTCACATTTATATCGTAACAATGTGCAAAGAATTTATTGTTTGCATCTGAGAAAGGAATAGAAAACGCTTGAGTAAAATTGCTCTTTATCTTTCCCGGACTTTCAATTGATGCGGCTTTTCTTATGCTAGTTATTGTCTCGTCTTTTAGTGTATCTAAAATGAATAATTCAATCCTAGTTTGCGGGTAGTTATTCCTTGGATTGAAAGTTCTAGTTGAGTTAAAAACTAACCCTGTATTGTTTCTTGTTAAAGTGTTGTTCGTTATTACTGATGCATCAAAAAAGGTTGTTGTAATATCGCCAATAAAACCCCTAAAACCTTTAAGATAATTTGTGCCATCGTATAAAGCCCCGACTACAAATTCTTTGTTATAAGTCCAAGTAGGATTCCAGGCAACTGTAGTCGTTCCCATTAAAGTAGAAATACCTTCTACTGAATCATCGTATAGAGTTAATGTTAATGGTGATAATTCCAATCGTAATTTAACATAATCCCATTGCCTATAAGTCCCGTTTGGAATTGTAATGCTAACTCCTTGAGCCCCCATGGTGAGTTTAATCTCTCCATTTGCATACAACTGTAGTTCCATGTCCTCAGTTGTTCCACGAACAGCCCAAATAGTTTCATAAACAACACCAATTTGTGGTGGTGTATGATAATCAAAGTCTACAACAACCGTTTTTAAAACACTTGTTCCAGAAAGCGCATAGGAAAAATAAGTAGGGGCAGGTGTTATGCCACTATTTCCATTGAAAAAAGGATAATACCCGTTTGGATAGTCTTGGTTTTTTAGCCCTTTCTGCTCTTGCGCCTGAATTATAACGTTACTCATAGTTGTTATTTATAATCTGCTGAAATTAATTCTACATTAATTGTAAATTGAATGAGCCTATCCCACCTATTGGTTTTTATTTTGCTTTTTCTGTTGGTAATCTTGCCATTATAGATATAATCTGAGTCTTCTCCGCCTTGTGTCTTTCTAGTAAATACAACAATGTAGTCACTTTGAAACATGTGGTACATTTCCTCGGCTTCTATTTCTGTCATGTACTCACTATTTAAAGCGATGTTGTAGTTCTCTACAACTGAATAAGACCTTGTACCTCCAGACGAACCAAAATCAATTGCTGAGGTGTCAAATATTGAATTACTCCAGTCAGATGACAACTTATTAAAGTCCTTTTTCTTGAAGTCTATTTCTACCATGTTTCTACCTGTAAACATTTTGTATTCCCAAGCTCCAAAACGATTAATAAATCCAACATTGAAATACTTCCTATCGTCACATTGATGGTTAATATTCACCTGCATTAATTCTGTAATCCTAAAACCTAATGCCAAAGAATTGTAGCCGTAAACTGTAAAGTAAGCAGCCGCATCAAAAGCTGTAGAATTTAAGCTCCTCACATTTTTATAGTGGATTGGTATGTAAATAACCCCGTTGCTAATTAAAGCGCTTGAGTGCATATCTGGAGGTGATGAAATTGGGATATATAAATCTGCAGTACCTAATGAACCTCCGCTTGAATCATAAAAGCTATATACAAACTTTTGTATTTCAGCTCGTGGACCAGGGCTTGTCCATGTAGAGTTCTGTATATTCAAACAACCTAAAACACCCCATTGACCTTCATAAGTTTCTATAACTCTTTGAGTACACAAGAACCTGCCTTGAGTACCTGCATCTCTTAAACTAAAATGATAAAATGGATCGTTGTACGAATCTTCTTGAATGTTAAAGTTTCCATTGTGCTGAAACCACCAATACTCGTCTAATGGATAAGTATTAGTGATTGTCACACCCGAACCATTAATATATCTTTCACCCCAAACTACTGAGAATTTCTTCATTTGCTCTGGACCATAAGAGTAGGTAGTAACTAAAGTATGAAGCGGTCCGCCTGTTTGTGATTCTTTTACTTGTGCAGCTAAATAGCTTTGTGTCATTGTATGCAAATCGAAATGACCACGCCCAACTGGATTGCCTGCAGACTCTAAACTCGTCACCACAACATTGTTTACCTTGAGGTCTAATGTATATCTGAAAGATTCCTCATTTGATAGTGTTGAGGTCAATGTAAGGATAAGCGGACGAGTTGACTTATTCATTACATCTTGAGATGGTTTATTTGTTGCTGTGATTGCCATTATATTAGATTTTCAAAGTGATTAACTATTCTTTTTTCAAGTTCCTTGTCTGAGTTTTTAAATGCTTTATTTAACCACCTGAAATGCGATGGTGTTCTTGAAGGAAACCCAGTAATAAATATTTCAGTCGCTGCAGGATATGATAATTTCGTCCCTTTTGTGGGCGGTCTTTTTGTTGTGTACTTATATTTCCTATCTGAGATTCCTAATTCCATAGCTTCTTTTTGTGCTTTGCCGACTTTCGCAATTGTACGAACAGAACCCCTTACTCCAGAGTTTTGGAATAGACCATAAGCATCAAGGCTCCAAACTACCAAACCTTTTCTAACTCTATATTTTAAAGTCCTCTGCATTTCAGTACCTCTAGCATACCTTTTAGCTTTCTTGGTAATGTCCTTAGCCCATGCTGTTATTATTAAGTCGAGATTAGCCACTAATTTTAAGTTTCTGGGATCGGATTAATACATTGATTCAAATCATTAAATCCTTTTATGTCTATATTCACACTCCAACCTGTGAGCCTTGCTTCTTTTTCGTGTACTACTGAGGTCGCTGTAATCGTGTCATCTATTTGTCCGCTTGTATCTACTGATATTTCCCAACCGCCTTCTGCAATTAAGCCTCTAAAAACACTTATGATTATGTCATTAACAATGCTTTCTCCTTCTGATTCAATAACCAATCTATCTGAATCATCTTGCATGACCTCACCCCATACCTCTACGATTAGAGAAAAGGTCGAGACGTTACCAGAGTAGGAAACTGCTTCTGGAGCTAAACGGATTAAATATGATTTGTTTTCTATGTCTTTATTAACTATGTCTTCCGTCCCATAAAGGAAGGTATGTATCATAGTATGTGAATTACAAGCAGTTTCAAAAGCCGTAACCAACTGGAGTAATGTTTTTCTTGTCATAGGGCAAATTTACGATTTTTTATTTCTTAAACTTTCGAGCCTTTGCTGAGTTGATTTATCTTTTTGGTAAGACAGAAAGTAAAAGCATTCTCGAAGTGGTGTATTTATTACTTTTTCGATATTAAGGTAGCTATTATCTGCGAGTACCATAATCGAATTATAAAGACCGTACTGGCTAAGTAAGTCCGTTCCAGTTCCTTCTTCTGTGCTTTCCTCAAAGAGTGGCGGGAAGTCGTCTCTAAGTCGATTTGAATAATCAAAAAAAAACCTAGCGCTCCTATCGGAATCCTTGCAGAAAGTTCTAGCCATTCTTCGGCTAACTTCTCGTTAATCCCTTTGTATTGTTCTATCTGATAATCGTCGCCAATTTGTTTTGTTATTGGTCTATAAAATATAGTCGAAATCTTATGGCAGTTTTCCCAGAATCCAGATTCCTTTAATGAGTTTATATCCGAGTATTCAGCTAATGTTAAATTATCGTCTAGGTTTGGATTAAAACCATATTTTACCCCA